CCGCATTATGCAACTTAGTTGCACACTTTGATAAGAAGGATAGGATTATGCCTAGTAAATCGCAACCTGATAAAACCGAAGAGTATCCCTGGACTTATAAAGACCTCAATGATATTGAGCACTCTTATTCAAGTTTGGTGAACTTTCCCGGTAACAGGATTGTGTATGGCGTTGGACTTTCGAAATTCAATCTTTGTTCGCACCAGAAGTATAGTATTAAGCCTGTTATGGCTTCATACTCTTTACATTATGGTTCGAAGTCGGAGAGATATTCGAATGTTCCTCCTTTGGAAACCATCCATCCAGGTTCAATTACTTTTAACCTAGTGAATGATGGTTTTGTCGGGAGATCTTATGCCGCCATGAAACCAACTCTTCAGAGTAAAACGAGTATTCTCAATTTTCTCTACGAGTTGAGCGACATCAGACGTATCTTTACGTCCACTTATGGAGCCATTAAGAGTCTTCTCAATCGCCGCGTTCTTGACGCAGCAGCTGAGACTCATCTTAACTATTCATTCGGTGTCAAGCCATTTATAGGAGATATCCTAACTTTGGCTAATGCCGTTGATCAGTTTAATGAGGATCTTAAGAAGTTCCAAAAGGGACTTGGAGAAATCACGACTTCCCATTATAAGGAAGAATATGATGATCCAGGATACACAGAGGAAACAGTTTATAGTACAGTTAAGTACACTAAAAAGGTTCCACCCTGTAAAATCCAAGTCGTAGCTACAATGAAATTTAAATACACAATAGACCGTGAATTTAATGACATTGTGACTTTTGCGCGGTATCTCGGATTAAGGAGCATTGGTTCCACTCTCAAGATTACTTGGGATGCGATACCATTCTCCTTCGTCATAGATTGGTTCTGGAAGGTCGGAAATTACCTCGCGTCTTTTGACGACGGTGCAATTCCCGTAAAACTTACAGTCCTTGACTACTGTGTCTCGACCAAATACAGAAGAGAATCATATCTCTATGTAGAAGGTACGGGATACGGCGGTACATATATGACTCCAGCTGTTTGCTCTAATGGTAGAGCAAGCATCACTGATTATCAAAGAACTCCGCTGCGACCGGATATCCCCGCCGCAGCCATTAACTTACCCGTTATCGATGGTCTATCGATACGGGAGCTGGCGCTAGGGGGGTCTCTTCTCTATATGAATAGAGGTTCGAGATCCTAATTTATTTAATAAAAGAAGGAATACCTTTATGGCAATTGCTAATGTAATACTCAATGACGGAACCGTGGACCACACTTATGTGCCCCTTAACATTGGATCCAATATCGTCTCTTACAGGGATACAACCAACTCAACGTTGGCTCTCCCTCAGAGTTTGGAGATTAGTCACCAACCTGGTGACATTAATCGTCCCGATCGGCATCTTGTTAAATTGCAATACGTTGATGAGGATGCGAACGACAGCAGTATTATTGAAACTGCTCAAGTTCACATTGTCGTGACGCTACCTCGTAAGGTAGTAACACCGGCTATCGCTAAGAATTTAGCGGCCCAAATCGCGGATTTTGCAAACGACTCCACATTGATGGATAGTCTCCTAAACGGAGGCTTTCCAGCATAACATAGCAGCCTGAAGGTACCAGGAGGTAACCCATATGAAGGGATCCCATAAAAGCCTGGGAGACTCTAATTTATTAGAGATTTCCTTCAGGTTGTTAGAAGATTTAGCAGCACAACATCCTAGTTATCAAAGTCGAGACCTTGAACGAGATAAATGTTATCTCAGCAAAAGGTTTAATGCTGAAGGATATCAGTTCTTAACTAGAACTTTACCCTTACTGGACGAAGCAATGCTTGACAGCTTTAAAACTGGCAACTTTGTTTCCCCGACAGCATTTAAATCCTACAAATCATTACCACTATTACTACGTGGTTTGTTTTGTAAGGTTTACGATTCTGGTGGCGTGCTGTTAGACACGCCTGATATATGCGCAATCAACGATTTACATCAGTTCTTTTCGTTCTTTAAGAAAATTAAGACGAACTTCACTGATGAACAGTTGCAAGCGCATATTGATAGGTTTGTTGAGACTGACCGTTCCCTACCTCTTTATGAGGATGTGTCTTTACCCTTTTCTCAGGTATTAAATTACATGAGATTAGACTTTGCCACATTCTTTAAAGATTTTGATCCGCTTGATATTGTTCCCAGACATGGTCCGGGCTCTGTTGCTAATTCTATTAAGAACTGGCAAAAGACTACAGTTCAAACGGTATATCATAAACTTAATAGAGTGTATGATTACAGTCAGTACTTTTATAATGGATATATTGATTTTTCCAATCGGTTACAACAATTTCAGCGCGCTGAGAGATCATACTCTGGGTGTGCTAAAATTATATTTGTACCAAAGGATTCCAAGGGTCCAAGAATTATTTCTTGTGAGCCTATGGAAAACCAGTTTATCCAACAAGGTTTGATGAATAAGATTTACAAATTGTGTGAGACTCATAGTCTAACATCTGGAAAAGTGAATTTCACTGACCAGAGCATAAATGCCAATTTGGCCTTAAAATCTTCTTCAGATGGACTTCTGTGCACCTTAGATCTTAGCGAAGCCTCTGATAGAGTTAGCTGGAGTATTCTCCAGCAAGTTTTACCAGAACGTATAGCTAGAGCTTTCGATGCTTGTAGAAGTGACTACACCCTTTTACCGAATGGTGTTCGACTCGAGCTAAAGAAATATGCTCCTCAAGGAGCGGCTACTTGCTTTCCGCTAGAAGCCTTATATTTCTTTTTCCTCAGTCGTGCACTTTATCGCTGGGAGTGTGGTTCTCATACTTCGCAGGAACTCTACATCTATGGTGATGACATTATATGTGATCACCACACGTCTTCTTTAATTATTGATCTTTTTCCAAGTTTTGGACTGAAGATTAATGAGAAGAAATCGTTTTGTAGAGGACTCTTTCGTGAGAGCTGTGGAATCGATGCTTTTGACGGCATAGATATCACACCAATCCGTTTGAGACATCCTGTAAGGGATGCAGCCGAAGATCCATCAGCCATTGTTAGCCTTGTTAGCACTATGAACCAACTCTGGTCACGTGCATACTACAAGACCTCTATATGGTTGAGAGAGTGGATTCAGCGTAAGCTGAAGTCCACTTTACCAAATAGTCTGTCCAATTCTCCGTACCTTGGTGTGGAGAATGATCGGTTTCCCCTTCCTTTGGAAGGGTTCCGAAAACATCAAAAGACTTTCTCTTATAGAGTTAAGGCTTTTGTAGTTAAAACACTAAAGGAACAAGTTCCTTACAGTGCAGAACTAGGCGGTAGGGAG